AGTCCGAGCATTTCGCCGACCCGGTGCATGGCCGCATCTTCGAGGCCTGCGCGCGGCTGATCGATCGCGGCCAGATCGCCAGTCCGGTGACGCTGAAGGGCATATTCGATCAGGACGACGCGCTCACCGACGTCGGCGGCGCCCAATACCTCGTCAGCCTCGCGGCCTCGGTGGTCACCGTGGTCAACGCCGAGGATTACGCTCGGGAGATCCGTGACTGCTACCTCCGCCGGCAGATCATCGACGCCGGTGAGCAGTTGGTGAACGATGCGTATGACCGTGATCCGGACACGAACGCCGAGACGATCGTCGCACAAGCGGAAGCGGCGTTGTATGGGTTGTCCGCCGCCGCCGAGCAGATCACCGGCGGGCTGATCCGCACCGATAAAACCATCGACGGCACCCTGGCCGCGATCGAGGCGGCATGGCGCAATGGCGGTGAGTTGATCGGCCTCTCCACCGGTCTCCGGGCCCTGGACGACAAGTCATTGGGGCTCGCGCGCACCGACCTCACCGTGCTCGCGGCGCGGCCGTCGATGGGCAAAACAGCACTAGGCCGCACCATCGCCGCCGCCGCCGCGCGTGCCGGCCATAAGGTCGGCTTCTTCACCATGGAGATGAGCCGGGAGCAGCAGGAGACGGCCCTCCTCGGTGCCGCCAGCAAGATCCCGGCCTCCTCGTTGCGGCGCGGTCACGGCTGGCGGGGGCCGTTAAGCGATACCGAATTCCAGGCCCTCAACGACACGCGGGCCGAAATATCCGCGTTGCCGATCTGGTTCGATGAACGGCCCGCGATGCGGCCGTCGCAAATCCGCTCCGCCATTCGCCGGCTGCGTGCCGAGAACCGCCCCGAACTCGTCGTCGTCGACTATCTGCAGATCATGCGGCCCGACGGCAAGCACACTAACAAAGTGCATGAAATCACCGAGATCAGCGGTGCCTTGAAGGCGATCGCCAAGGAGTTCGATGTCCCGGTCCTGGCGCTGGCGCAGCTCAACCGCGGGCTAGAGACCCGTGACGACAAGCGACCTACCCTGGCCGATCTCAGGGACAGCGGCTCGATCGAGCAGGACGCCGACAACGTGTGGTTTCTGCACCGCGAGCAGTACTACCTCGATAAGGCGCAACCGGCCCAGCGCCTGGATGAGAGCGACGCCAAGTTCGCCGACCGCCTCACAAGCTGGGAGGCACGCATGGAGCAGGCCAAGGGCGGTGCTGAGCTGATCGTTGCCAAGGCGCGCATGGGGGCCACAGGGGTGGCTAGGCTGCGCTGGAACGGCCCTCTGATGACGTTCTCCGATCTGCCTGATGATCAACCGGCGGGGATGTTCTGATGAGCGAAGCGCCATACCTGCCGATGTACGTCGACGCCATGGTCGCGGACACCATGGATATGAGCGCCGAAGCGTTTGGAGCATACCACCTGTTGCTCTACGCGATCTGGCGTAACGGCGGTAATCCGCTACCCGACGACGACACAAAGCTGGCCCGTATTTGCCGTGCTTCAGTGTCTCGATGGAGGCGTGTTTTGCGCCCGGAACTGATCAAATATTTCGATGCCGGGCTGCTGGAATCCGACCAGAAACTCCAACAAAAGCGGCTTGTAAAAGAGTGGTTGTTCATTTCCAAGAGTCGCAAACAAAGGGTCGATGCCGGGAACGCGAGCGCTGAGGCTAGGGCGTTGAGAAATAAGAATAGTAGTTCAACGGCCGTTGACGCACCGTTGCCAACGGAAGAGCGATCCCGTTCCAACGGAATCGCCAACACATCGCCAACAACCCATACCCATACTAAGAAGAAGAGTCCCCCCTTACCCCCCACAGAGGAGCCAAGCGGTGACCCTCCCGTCACGGCCGAGCCTGACGGACAACGGCAGGACGATCGCAAGGCGAAAGCGGTAGCGATCATCTCATCGTTCGACCGTGCCAGGGCCGAGGCATGGGGTGAGGCGCAACGTCGACCGTGGCCGAATGCCAAGGACCTCTACACCGCGCTGGCCTGGGTCGACGCAGGCTGCACCGTCGAGCTGGCCGGGGCCGTGTTCGACAACGTGAACCACCGGCTCGCCACGAACGGACTGGAGCCGCCGGCGACGCTCAAAGCCCGAGACGCCGATATCCGGAAAGTTCTGCGCGCCGCAGCCGTGGAGCGCGGCAATGGCGTGGTCACGGCCGGCCATGCCGTACGGCTGCGGATGTGGGCGACCTTGGCGATGGGGTGGCTCGATCCCGAGGTGAGGGCGCGGATCAAAGCGATCCAACCGGTGGCCGCCGATGACGCCACGGCCGAATCGCTGATGGCCGATCTCGGGATCACCACGGCCGACCTAGACGACCCGGGCGCCGTGATCGCGCGGCTGACCGCCGGCGACACACATGCGGAGGCAAGTTTATGACCGTGACAAACCGTGATGGAGGCGTCGTCTCCTGGCTCCCGTGGGCCTTAACGATGAGCTTACTGTCCACAACAGCCCTGCGGATCGTCCCGCCCCACGCCCTCGGCGGCCCCGGCAACCCACAACGCCTAATTACAGCGGGCGTCCTCTTCGTCGGCCGGATCCCGAACCACATGGGCCTCGACGCCTACGTCGCGATCCGGCAATCGATGGTCCGCGCCGCCTATCAGGCCCGGGTGCACAAACCCGACGTGCCTGCCGACGCAATCGGATACGCCGACCTGGATGTGGCCGAGCGGCCCGATGCCTACCCGGCCGAGTACCGGGCGATGATCGAGCAGTATGGGCGCGCGATTTTATTAGCAGGGTGACGCGCGTTTCGATCCACGCTCAAAAAAATCATATCGGTGGTGTTTTTCCCTCTTGTATCCGGTGACAACCTGTCCTATGTTATATGCATCAACAGGGCGCTGAGCCCGCCAACCGATGGAGACAACGATGACGACAACGATGAATACGGCGCACCAGATAGCAAAAAAGTTCTCAGATGACGGTCAGATATTCACGAACAAAGAAAGTGTCGATATCAATGACATACTGGGGGAAGAAGCGAAAAAGGTCTCGTTCCTCGATCACGATTCGCGGGAACACCGAGACCCGAACGGTATCAAGCTCGTAGAGCGATATGAGTTTCAGGACGGATCCGCGATCATCGTCTCCGGCGACGGGTGGGACATAGAGGGTTTCGAGCGGTTTTGCCCGGAAAGCTAAACAGAGGGCGCTGACCCACACACCGCCCCGGTCTGTGCCGGGGCGGTCAACTTACGGAGGATGTGGGAGATGTGGGAGATGTGGGAGATGTGGGAGATGTGGGAATGGCCAAAATAGATTGGATGACGGTCCGGGAGAAAATTGACGCCATCCGGATTTCACGTGCTATGTCGAAAACGGCCGTTGTGGCGGCCTCGGGGATTGGTGCAAACACGGCCCTGAACAGCCTGAGCAACGCCGGGTCGGACAGGAGAGACCAGTCCATCAGCGTCTCAACCCTGATCGGCCTTGCCGCCGCGCTTAATTGCAGCACGGATGATTTTTTTCCTGACGTGCTGCCGGCCAGCAAACAGAACGCGCAGAGTCGGTTGGCGGCGGAGCTTCGCAAACGAATTAGCAAACGGCACCGGGGGCGCTCCTTGGTGGCGCCTTTCGCCGCTGATTTTGGTATATCGGAGGGCACCGCTCGAAAATACCTATACGGTGAGCGCCCCGTCCCACCACAAATACTGGCGGCGTATTTTCCCGACTATTCCGGGACGCGCCAGGGCGGGGCAAGGCCGGGTTACCGGCTGGCGCCCGTAATGACCGATAAGCGGCGAGAATGGCTGCAACAGCTGTCCAATGGACCGGCCTATCGCGCACGCAGCCCCGTGGCCCAGCATTGCGCAAAATTGGGATGGACGACCCGCGCGCATCGGATGCTGGATACCGGGGATGTTCTCGGGAGCGACGCCGCCCTTGAGCGGTGCGGCGGAGACGCTGACGAGCTGAGAGCCCGATCGATTATCGTCGGCGAACTGCTGACAAGCGCCGGCCGCGAGGCGTTGGCGCAACACCCAGACTGAGGGGGAGCGAGCAATGACCCCGGCTGAGTTCAAGGCCGTCGGGAGGCGCCTCGGCTACTCGGCGGCACAGACGGCCGTCGCCGTCGGAGTAAACAGCCGCACCGTGCGGCGCTGGGAGGCCGGGCCCGACGACGTGCCTGGACCGGCCGCCTTCGCGCTATCACGGCACGAGCGGCTGGTTGAGGTTGGCCTCGAGGATCGTGTACCGGCCCCACGACGGGGGCGGCCACGGCTGGCCTCGTGATGTTCCTCCGCGCCTTGACGCTTGACAGTCGCGTTTCGCTCGGGGTCGTGATAGATAACCTCTATTGTTTCACTTGAAACAGAGAGGCGCTATCTATGACGCCAACGCTTTCAACGGTCGGTGACACGACCACCAGCACCACGATCCTCGCAAGCAACGGCGCGCGGTTGGGGGCAATAATCCAGAACACGTCGACCGCAATCCTGTATCTGCGCCTCGACGGCGGCACTGCCACGGCGACGACCGGACACTCGATCCAGCTGGCTGCGATCACGTCGTACACGCTGCCGACAATCACCACGAACGGCGCGACGTTGTGCTACCGGGGCACGATCACCGGCGTCTGGGCGACCGACGCAGGTGGGTCGGCTAACGTGACCGAGTGGGCATGACAACCCACGACGCCCGCACCGGCTCCCTCACGCTGTCGCCCGACGCGGTGGCAATGGCACGACAGTTGGCGGAGCCGGACGGGCACATCTTCTTCGATAGGCATCCTCTCTCGAACGTGCCGGACCCCTGGCGTGTTAGCGGCCGCGAGGTGACCGACGGACACCCGGGCCTGCACGGCGTCGATCCGTACCGCCAGCTACTGGCCTACGGCCTCGCTGAGGTCGCCCCGTGCGAGCCGCCCTACATCGTGCGCGACGAATGGACTGGCGCGCGATTGCCGCACCCGTGGTCGGTGGTGCTGACCGAGCGCGGCCGGGCATGGGTAGCGGGCGGCTGCCGGCTGGACATCGAGGCGCCGTGCAGCGGCTTGAGGCGGCGGAGGGCTGGTTAAATTGACCGCCAACTCGAAACCCACGAGCCGCTACCGTCTCAGCAACAGGCATTTCAGGTTTGTCGATGAGTACATGATTAATGGCAACGCCACCCATGCTGCTATAAGCGCAGGCTATTCCGAGCGCCGCGCACGGCAGACCGCGCATGAACTGCTGAAGCGGGAGGACATACAGGCCGAAATCGCCGCTCGGCAAGCCAGGGTGTCCAAAGAGGTGGACATCGGCGTTAAGGATATCCTCGCCGGCTTGCACAAAGAGGCGACTTTGACCGGCGACGGATCAACCCAGGGCGGCCGGGTGTCCGCATGGATGGGGATCGCCAAGTGCCTCGGTGTCGAGAAACTGGTGCACGCCGGCGACCCAGACAACCCGATCGTCCACGAAATCCGACGTCTCATCGTCGACCCGCAGTCCAATGGCCCTCGCGGCGCATAGCCTCGAAATCCCGACCCCCCGGGTGTTTGCCCCGTTGCTGGGTCCGGCCCGGTACAAGGGCGCACGCGGGGGACGCGGGTCCGGGAAGAGCCACCACTTCGCCGAGGCCGGAGTGGAATGGTGCGTGCGAAAGACCGGAACGCGCGGTGTCTGCATCCGCGAGGTGCAAAAAACCCTGCGTGAGTCAGCCAAGCGGCTGATCGAGGACAAGATCAACAGCATGGGCGTCGGCCACATGTTCCGCATCCTCGATGACCAAATCCGCACCCCCGGCGGAGGCGTGATTCTGTTCCAGGGTATGCAGGACCACACGGCGGAGAGCATCAAGTCCCTGGAGGGGTTCGATTGGGCCTGGGTCGAGGAGGCGCAAACCCTGTCGGCCCGTAGTTTGGAGATGTTGCGCCCGACAATCCGTAAGCCCGGTTCGGAATTGTGGTTTTCCTGGAACCCACGACGCCGAACCGACCCTATCGATGCGTTTTTTCGTGGGCACGCGCCGCCCCCGGACTCGGTCTGTGTCGAGGCAAATTGCTACGACAACCCGTTTTTGCCGTACGAGTTGGAAATTGAGCGTCGGTGGGACGAGCAGAACAACCCGGAACGTTACAGCCACATCTGGGACGGCGACTACGAACCGCAGGCCACCGGTGCGATCTTCACTATGGCGGCGATCAACAAGCACCGACGGCGATCGCTAGCCGAGGTCGAGGCCGAAACCGAGATCGAGCGCATTGTCGTGGCGATCGACCACGCCGTCAGCAGCACCGAGGGCAGTAACGAGCACGGCATCGTCGTGGCCGCGCGTGGCGCCGACAATCGCGGCTACCTGCTGGAAGACGGCTCACGCAAGGGCACGCCCCGGCAATGGGCCACGCGGGTGGTCGAGTTGCTCGATAAGTGGCGGGCCGACGTGATCGTGATCGAGCGCAACCAGGGCGGTGATCTGGTGCGCCAGAACCTGGAGACCGAGCGCTCCGCCCTGCCGATCGTCGAGGTTGTGGCCACGCGCGGTAAGCACGTCCGTGCCGAGCCTCTGTCCTCACGCTACGCCTTAGGACAAATCAGCCACGTCGGCGACTACCCGGAGGTCGAGGAGCAGTTATGTCAGATCACCGCCGCCGGATATGAGGGCGACGGCAGTCCCGACCGGGCCGATAGCGTGGTGTGGGCATTCGCGGAGTTATTCCCGACCATGGGCAAGGGCGCCGTCTATCCAATCCCCGAGGCCGACATCACGGTCGATGCCTTCCAACTGCCGGCCTACTGGCCGCGGGCCTACGCGCTCGACGGCGATTGGCGGCGCACCGCGATTATCTGGGGTGCCGTCGACCCCCACACCGACACGATGTACCTCTACGCCGAGCACTATCACGGCGATGCCGACATCGCGGTGCACGCTCGCGCGATCGCCACGCGCGGTGCCTGGATCCGAGGCATGACCCTGCCGACCGCCCACGGCCGCACCAAGGCCGACGGCGAGTTGATGCTGTCGCAGTATGCCACCAACGGCGTGCACCTGACGGCGATCGAGGATCAGGTCGAGTCCGGCACAGCGGCGGTATTCGAGCGGCTGCGCACCGGCCGGCTGAAGGTGTTCCGCAACACCTGCCCCAACTGGCTGCGCGAGTACCGCGTCTACCACCGCGACGATGACGGTGAAATTGTCCATGACGATTGCCGTTTGATGAACTCTACCCGCTATTTCGGCGTGTCAGGCAATATGCTGGCCAAGATCCAGCCGCCCGCCGCCGGGGCACTCACGAGACCCCGCGCCGGCCGTCGCCGCGCTGGTTACTGATGGAGGGTTTACCCATGGCCTATGCAATCGAGGGCGAGTTCGAGCCTGTCGAGGGAGCGGATTCACGGAAGCGCAGCCCCGAAGAGAGGCGAGAGCGGCTGTCGTCGTTCGTGGGTGAACTGCAGAAGGAGGCCGAAGAGCGTGTCGGCCGCCGCCGTACGATCGAGCAGCGCTGGCTTGAGGATCTGCGCCAATACCACGGTATCTACGAGGACCGGCTTCTGCAGGACCTGAGGGCGCAGGATGGTTCCGAGCTGTTCTTGAACCTGACCCGGCACAAGACCAACACGGCTGCCGCCAAGCTGAGCGACATGCTGTTTCCGACCGACGACAAGAACTGGGCAATCAAACCGACACCGGTGCCCCGGATTGCCAAGGAAATTGACGAAGCCGACGCGATGGGCGCCAAAGTCCAGGACCGGGCCAACAAGATGCTCGACGCCGGCAACGAGGCCGGTGCACAGGCTTTGGTCGCCGAGGCGGCGCCGGTGCTGGACAGGGGCGCGCAAGCCCGGACCTTGCGCGAGGTCGCCCGCAGGGCGGCCGTTGGAATGGAGGCCGAGATCGACGACCAGTTGCGCGAGTGCAACTACAACGTCGAGGTTCGCACGGCAATCGAGGACAGCTGCCAGATTGGCACCGGTGTTATGATGGGGCCGGTGTCGCCCATGGTACCCGAGAAACAGTGGCGGCAGGTAGAGGGGCCAGACGGCCAAGCCGTATCGGTGCTGGAGGACGCGCCCGACCGCAAGCGCGCGGCCATCGTCTACGTCGACCCGTGGCACTTTTTTCCCGATATGGACGCCACCAACATCAAGGACAGTGACGGCGTTTACCTGCGTCACCTCTACAAGGCCAAGGACCTGCGCAAAATGGCGCGGATGAAGGGTGTTTCCAAGGACGCGATCCGTGCGCTGCTGAAGGAAGGCCCGCGCGACACGCAACCGTATTTCGTTGCCGACATGCGCTCGATCACGAACAGCAACACCGAAAGCGGCGGGCAGTGCTACCACGTCTGGCGGGCTTTCGTGGCGCTGGATGTGCAGCAGTTGGTGCAGATCGCGCTGGCCGACGGCCGCGACGACATGGCCGCCGACTACGAAGACATCGACCCGTTGACCGAGATTCATGTGTGCGTGTGGTTCTGCCAGGGCCAATTGATCGGGTTCGCCGAGCACCCGCTGGACACCAACGAGGTATTGTTCAGCGTGTTCTGCTGGCAGAATGACAAGTCGAGCATCTTCGGCTACGGCGTGCCCTACACGGTGCGCGATACCCAGTCCGGAATTTGCGCGGCGTGGCGCATGATTTTCGACCAGGGCGGGCTATCGGCCGTGCCACAGGTGGTGATCGACAAACACTCGGTCGAACCCGAGGACGGCGATTGGAAGCTGAGTCCTGGCAAGTTGTGGCTGACCACCAAGCCGACGCCGCAGGGACATCGCGTGTTCGAGGTGCACCCCTTGACCGCGGATCTTGCCGCCCTGATGCAGATCATCAACGCGGCCATAAAGTTTATTGACGACGAAACCGGCATAACGCAGTTGGCCCAGGGCGAGCAGGGAGCCAACATCACCAAGACGGCCCAGGGCATGGCAATGCTGATGAACTCCACCAACGTGGTGTTTAAACGTGTCGTTAAGGCGTTCGACGATGACCTGACCACGCCGAACATCCGGCGCACGTACCACTGGACGATGCAGTGGTCGGACGACCGCGCCATCAAGGGCGATTTTAACGTCGACGCCCGAGGATCGAGCGTCCTGCTAGTGCGCGAGATCCAGAGCCAGAACATGGTCTCTATGCTGCAGTTCGCGATGTCCGACCCGGAGCTGCGGGCCATGACCAAGGTGCCCGACGCCTACCGTAGCGTGGTGAAGGTCCTGCAGATTCCGGTGGAAGAGTGGGTGAAGACCGAAGAGGAGTTGGCCGAGATGGCAGCGCAGGCCGCCAATCAGCCGCCGCCCCCCGATCCCGAGATGGAGAAGATCGCCGTCCAGCGCGAGATAGCGCAGGGCCGGGACGCGACTTCAATCAAGGTGGCCGAGATGCGCTACGAAGCCGCGCTGCAGGTGGCGGCCCAGAGCGGCAACGCGCAGTTGGACAGCGCGGATACCGTCAAGGAGACGAAGCGCATGGAGGTCGAAGGCAAGGAGCGTGCCCTTGCCGCCGAGATGGCGATGGCCGAGCAAACCGGCAAGAGCGCTGGCGGGAGTGTTTGATGGCGCACGGCTTGGCCCGGCTTAGAGGCGGGGCGTTAACGAGATGACCACCCCCCTTGTCCCCGAACAAGTGACCGATTTCCTGAAGCCCGAGACCGCGCGCGGCAAGCCGAACGAGCACCGGGCCTTCGCCATGGCCGGCATTGATCGGTTTTCCGAGACTTGGCACGCGGTGGTCGCCTACGCCAAAGCCGAGATCGAGCGATGCCGAAATGGGCTTGAGCAGCCTGGCCTCGACGGCGAGGCGACAGCCCTGTTGCGCGGCCAGATCCTCGCGTTGCGGGAATTGATATCGATAGAGGAAAACTATCGACAGAGAACGTCCCATAGAAAATAGTTGTTGACGTGCGCGCTTTGCATTACAGTGCCCCCACATTTAGGGGCCCGATCTATGACGTACACCATCACTGGCAGCCAACCCGAGCCAAGCGACGCCGCCGCCGTAGAGGCAGCGGAATCCGCCGCGTGGGACGAAATGGAAGCCACCGATGCCGCTGCAGCGGGCACCGAGGAGGATCGGAACCTCGACGAAGGCGCCGATAACAACGACCAGACGAACAACGACGGCTCCGAAGCAGTCACCGGCAACCCGGCCGAGTCCCCTGGCGGCGCGCTCGACGCGCAACCTGGAGCGAACCAGCCCGGCGGTCAGGGCCCGCAGACGACGCCCGACCCATGGGCCAATGCCCCCGAGGGTCTGCGTAACGAGCACGATACGCTGAAAAGGCGGCTTTCCGGCCAGGACCGGACGATCAGGCAACTGAATGCCCGATTGCTTGCCTCCAGCGGCACCCCTGGACCCGGCGCAAAGCCCGGCACAGGCGGCGACGCGAGCAAGCCCGATCCAGCCAAGGGTTCGCTTGGTGACGACCCTGAGTGGAGACGCATCGAGGACGAGTACCCCGACATTGCGAAACCGCTTCGTGCGGCCGTGGAGGCCAGTAACGCCAACCTCGAGACCGTGAGCATTAAGATCGCGGCCATGGAGGCGGGCGAGCACGAAGCCCTGCTGTCGTACAACGAGCAGGCGCTTCTCGAAACCCACCCCGATTTTGTCTCTGTCGTGAAGTCACAGGAGTTCGCCGACTGGTCACAGGGCCTATCGCCCTCCCTACAGGTTATCCTGAGGGAGAACGCGAAAAGCGTGGTCGATTTGGTGGGCGCTACAGCGATCGTCGACTTGTTTAAGGCGCAGACCGCGGGAGCAGCGGCCGGAGCCGCCCAGGCCGGAAGCGGCCAGGGCACCGGTAGCAACCTCTCCGGCAAGCGTGAACGCCAACTCGAAGCAGCCCAGGCCGCCCACCGTGGCGGCGGTCCTCGTATCGTCGACGGCACGCCGCCCGACAACATGACCGAGGAAGAAGCCTGGGCATTCTACGAGCGGCAGGACTCCCACAAACGTAGGGCATAGCGCAGCCGGGGCCCGCTCAAGAGGATCCCGACAATGACGACCACCACTTACTCTGCGGGCAACGTCACCCCCCGCACCAACGTCTTCGCGTACCGCGAGATGCTGAAGCACGCCCAGCCCGTGATCGTGCTCGGCAAGTTCGGCCAGACCAAGCCGATGCCGATGAATAAGACCGAGACGGTGAAGTTCCGCCGCCCGGTCGTCTTCGACGCGGCCACTATTCCGCTGCAGGAGGGCGTGACCCCGACCGCCACCTCTTTCCGCTACGAGGACGTGGAAGCCACTCTGCGCCAGTACGGCCAGGTGGTTGAGGTCACCGACAAGATATCCGACCTGCATGAGGATCCCGTCATTCGGGACGCCTCCGAGCAGGCCGGCGAGAACATCGGCCGCACCACCGAGGCGATCTGCTACGGCGTCGTGAAGGCGGGGACCAACGTGTTCTACGCCAACGGCGCGGCCCGCACATCGGTTAACACCCCGGTCAGCCTCGCCAAGTTGCGCGCCGTCGTGCGTGGCCTCGAGAAGCAGAAGGCGATGCGCATCACCAAGATTCTCGACGGCTCGGTCAACTACGCGACCAAGCCCGTCGAGGCCTGCTGGGTGGTGACGGGCCATACCGATCTGGAGAACGACGTGCGCGAGTTGCCGGGGTTCATCCCGGCAGCCGAATACGGCTCGCGTCAGACCCTGCATAAGTACGAGCTGGGGTCGGTCGAAAATTTGCGGTTCATCCTGTCGCCGGACCTGGGGCCGATCACCGATGCCGGTGGTGCGTTCGCGGGCTCCGGTACCAACATGGTGAGCACGTCGGGCACGTCAGCGGATATATACCCGATGATCGTTATCGGCCGCGACAGCTACGGCACCGTGCCGCTGCGCGGCAAGGGCGCCGTCAGCCCGAGCATCATCAAGCCGGGCACCATCTCGGCCGCCGATCCGCTCGGCCAGCGTGGCTACATCGGCTGGAAGACTTGGTTCACGGCCGTTCGCCTGAATGAATTGTGGATGGCCCGGATCGAAGTCGCCGCCACCGCCCTGTAACCGACGAGGGCGTGCGAGGCGGGATTACCCGCCCCGATGGCGCCCGAGCAGAAGGAGACGCCATTATGGCGAAAGTACAGACGGGTTTTATCCACGGGACCGGCGCGGCGCTGAACGTCTCGATCGGTTTCGTGCCGGAAGTCGTCGATATCACCGACTGGACCAACGGCAACATCATCACCAAGGGCATCATGTTCGAGGTGGTGGCGTTCACGTCGGGCAGTTTGGAGATCAACGCCGGCGACGTGATACGCGGCCTGACCAACACCGAAGTCTACGGCAAGGTCGACCAGGTCATCCTCGACAGCGGCTCGTGGGCCGGTGGCGACGCGGCCGGTTGGCTGATCTTCAGGGCAGCGGCGGTGACCGGCACCTTCGGGTCCGAGAACGCCGAGGTCAACGACAGCGGCAATAACAATCTGACTGTGGCCGCCGAGGTCCAGAAGGGCGTCAACATCGACACCGAGGTCGCGTCGGCCACCACCACGGCCGGCATCCAGGCCTACTATGGCACCAGCGACTACCCGCCCGGCTTCACCGTCGGCTCCGGTGTCAGCGTCAACGGCGCGCTCCTGTTCTTCAAGGCCATAGAGGGCGATCCGGCGGCTGAAGTCACCGTCGCCGGTGTCACTCAGCAAGCGGGCGTCTGGTAACGGCCCATGAATGGGGCGGCCCGAAGGCCGCCCCTCCCCGCATAGGAGAGTCGCATGGTCAAGATCCTGATCGAGAAAGTCCGCGACGACTCGCCGTTCAGCGGGGCGCTGTCCGCCGGCGATGTCGTCGAGATGGAAACCCCCGGCCCGCTGATGCGCGACGGTGTCGTGTTCTGCGTGGCCCCAGCCGAGGCCGTTGTTAACGCGCCTCCCCCCAATATCTCGGACGGAAGCGAGCCCGGCGCGCTCCTGGCCATCCTGGACCAGCCCATCCGTGAGGTGGGCGCCGCGCTCGACGGGCTTTCCGTCGCCGCGCTTCGCCATCTTCTCGACGCCGAACGCGCGGGCAAGACCCGCAAGGGCGTCGTCGAGCTTTTGACAGCGGCTATCACCGCCTCCAGCGGCTGATCGCCAGACACACACAAAAGAGAGGACCCCGCCATGGCCATCGATGCCACCAAAGACAAACAACTCGCCAACCAAGCGCAACGCGGCCATCTGGGGTCGCTCGGCGCTTTGTTGCGCAACATCGTCGATACCCTGTCCCCGTTTTCCGCCGCCGAATTGACCGTGCTCAACGGCCTCGGCAGCGTGGCGGCGACGGCCGCCGAAATCGACCGTGTCGCGGACGCTTCGGCCCGTGTCGTCAACCTGACGGCGGCCACCCTGTCACTGACGGTCGCAGCCCACGACAGCAGGACCGTGACCGTCAACAAGGCCGACGGCGCCACCATCACCCTCCCGGCCGCCGCAGGCACCGGCGGGCGGTTCCGGCTGATCGTCGGCACCACCATCACGTCGGTCGGCCTCGTGGTCCAAGTGGCCAACGCCAGTGACGTGATGACCGGCGCGGCGTGGATCACCCAGGACGCGGCCGACACGGTGGTGGCGTTCGAGGCGGCCGGCACGTCCGACACCATCACCATGAACGGCACCACCACCGGCGGCATCAAGGGCAACATCATCGAAGTGGAGGACATCGCGACCAACCTCTGGCTCGTCCGTGTCATGGGCTCCGCGACCGGCACCGAGGCCACACCATTCAGCGCCGCTGTCTAACCAACGAGGCAATCATGACCGAACCTAACCGCAAGCCCCTGCGTAACTGCACCGCCGCCGAAATGGACCGGCTGTGCCGCATGTTGCACAACCTGGAGCCCGATAGCGCCGAGCGCCCGAGCCTGCTCGCTCTGCTGGGCTCGATCGGCATCAAGCAGGACGACGTCGTCACCATCCCGGCGCATACTAATGTCCCCTCCGCGATGCCCGACGAGGCTCCCTCTCCGATCACCGAGAATACCGCCGACCAGTTCGTCGACATCATCATCGACGCCCAAGAAGTCGCCGGCGGCGACGAGCCGGTTCCGGTGCAGCACAACGGTTCCTGCATCTGGATCCCGCGCGGTGAGCCGGTCCCGGTCAAGCGCAAGTACGTCGAGATCCTGCGGCACTCGTTGCGAGTGGTCTACGACCCGCTTAAAGGCCCCATGGGCGGCACCGCCCCGCCGCGCGAGGTACCGAACTACCCGTTCCGTGTTGTAGCCGACCCCTCGGCCCTGCGTCCGTCGGCCTGACCGGGTAGCCGACCATGTCCGACTTCCTCCAGCTCAGTCGGAATCTCGTTCGCGAAAGCGGGACGGTGTCGAACTTTGGCAGCCAGCCGGCGGCGGTCACCAGCCAAGTCGGCCGTAACGCGAAGATGGTCGAGTGGACTAAGAACGCCTGGTGCGAGATTCAGGCGATGCACGAGAGCTGGATATTCCGGCGCAAGGGTTTCACCTCGTCCCTGATCGTGTCGATCGGCGAGTACACGGCCGCGTCGTTCTCGATAGCCGACCACTACAAATGGGTGGGCGGCCGGCGCGAGAGCGACGTCTTCACGATTTACGATCCGTCGGTCGGCGTGTCTGACGAGACCGCACTGCGTTTCATGCCGTGGGCCGCATTCAAGCGGCTGTACCGGCGTGGCGCCCAGGTTGACGCTCGCCCGTCGGCGTGGTCGGTCGACTACGAGGGCAACCTGTGTATCGGCCCCGCGCCGAATCTGGCCTACGTGTTCACGGGCGAGTACGTCCGCGATTGTCAGGTGCTGGCGGCCAACGCCGACGAGCCGATCTGCCCGCCCGATTTTCACATGATGATCGTGTGGTACGCGCTGCTGTACTTGGTCGAGCACGACGAGGCGGCACCGATCGACAGGGCGGCGGCCAACCGCAAGTACGACACGCTGGCCCGGGCCATGGCGAACTCGCAACTGCCGCCGATCGAGAGAGCGGGGGGCAGGCTGGCATGACGCAGCAGCTCCCACAGTTCTTCCCGCTCCAGGGCGGGCTCAACCTGATCACCCCAGCGATCACCATGCCGTCGGGCAGCGTGATCGCGGCCAAGAACTATGAGCCGACCGAGCGCGGCTACGGCCTGGGTCCGGTGTTCGAGCGCATCGACGGCCAGCCAGCCCCGTCGGCGGCCACCTACAGCGTGTTGAACTTTGATGCGGGCACCGCCGCGATCGCCGAGGGCGACACGGTCACCGGGGCGACGTCGGGTGCGACCGGCAAGGCATTGATAGCCGCGGCGGTGACGTCCGGCACCTATGGCGGCGGCGATGCGGTGGGCTATCTGGTGCTCACGACCGTGGCCGGCACGTTCCAGGACGACGAGAACCTGCAGGTGTCGGCGGTCACCAAGTGCGTCGCAAACGGTACCACGACCGAACGCGGAGCGTCGACAGACGCCAACGACACCACATGGATTCGCGATGCCATCGAGACCGCCCGCGCGCTGATCGCCAAGCCCGCCGGCTCCGGCGTCACCCGGGGCGGCTTCATCTACAAGGGCGACCGGTATTGCTTCCGGGACAACGCCGGCGGAACCGCAGGGGTCATGCACAAGGCGACAACGGCCGGGTGGGTGGCGCAGACCTTCGGCAAGTCCCTGGCCTTCACGTCCGGCGGCACCACCGAGATTGTGGAGGGCAATACAGTAACGGGCGCCACCTCGGCGGCCACCGCCACGGTCGACCGAGTGGTGCTGACGGCCGGCGACTGGGCGGCGGGCACGGCGGCGGGACGTTTCATTTTGTCGGGCCAGACCGGTACGTTCCAGGCCGAGAACCTGGACGTCGGCGCGGCACCCAACCTCGCCACCATCGGCGGGGATTCGGCGCAGATCACCCTTCCGGCCGGCGGCCGATACGAGTGCATCGTGGAAAACTTCTTCGGGGCGTCGGACCTGGAGCGCGCCTATTTCGTCAACGGCGTCGGCGCGGCGATGGAGTGGGACGGCTCTACCTTGGTGCCGATCGTCACCGGCATGCCGACCGACACACCGAACCACATCGAGGCGTTCCGCAACCACCTGTTCCTGTCGTTCCCGGGCGGCTCCGTTCAGAACTCAGGGACCGGCACCCCCTATATATGGACGCCGATCACGGGCGCCGCCGAGATCGGTCTAGGCACCGACTGCAGCGGCCTGCTTGACGTGCTTGAGGGCGCCATGGTGGTCGGCGGCCGCAATCGCGTTGCAGTGCTGTACGGCGATGACGCCAACAACTTCACCCTAAAACGCTTCTCGTCCGACAGCGGCGTGATCGAGTGGACGCTGCAGCGCGTGGGCCCGCCGCTGTTCATGGACGACCGAGGGCTGCGCAGCCTGTCGGCGGTGCAGGACTTCGGTAACTTCAAGATGGGCACCATCACCCGCCTTGTGGAACCGCTGATCCGCAAGAAACGCGCGGCAGGCGTCACCGTGAAGTGCTCGGTACGCTCGCGCCAAAAGGACCAGTACCGGCTGTTCTGGTCCGACGGCACGGGCATTACCGTCTTCTTCGGGCGCAAGTATCCCGAGATCCTTCCCTTCAACCTGGGCGTGGTGCCGCAATGGGCGGTATCCGGCGACGACAGCGACGGCTCCGAGGTCGTATTGTTCGGTGACGCGGACGGCTGGGTCTACCAAATGGACAGGGGGACCAGCTTCGACGGCACGGCGATCACGGCCTACGTACGACTCGCCTTCAACCACCTGCGTTCTCCCGCCCGCTTCAAGCGATTCCACAAGGCGACGCTGGAGGTCGATAGCGACGGGCCGACAACGTTGTCGATGACCAGCGAGTTCACCTACTCCGATCCGAACCAACCGGCAGGCGCGGAGATCGACTTTGACGTGAGCGGCGGTGGCGGCTTCTGGGACGAGGACAACTGGAACATCTTCTACTGGTCGACCGCGTCCGAAGGTGTGGCCGAAGCACACATCGACGGCATCGGCAAGAACATCTCGATCGCGGTGCTGCACTCCTCGACCTATGAGGAGCCCCACGTCCTTCACGGCATGACCCTGAACTACTCGCTTCGGAGGATGGCGCGGTGAGCAACGACTTTTTCGACAGCGCCGATTACACGCCACCGACCGCCAACACGCTGGCCCGCGCCTCGCAGATAGCGGACCTGGCGTCGGCGGTCGAGGTTGGGTTCAACCAACTGCCGGCCAAGGCCCTGCAGGTCGAAGACCGTGTCACCTACGCGGCCGACAGCGGCGCGGCCAATGCCTATGTGGTCACCTTGGCGACCGCGCCAGCGTCCTACACCGCTGGCCTGCGGGTGTCGATGAAGGTCACTGCCGCCAACACGGGCGCATCGACGATCAACGTCAATGCGCTCGGCGTGAAGTCGATCAAGAAGCCGACCGGCGACGCGCTGTCTTCCGGCGACCTGATCGCGGGCGCGGTCGTCGACCTGCGCTACGATGGCACGAACTTCCAGATGACCGGCTACAGCGGCGCCGATATTGCCGCAGCGGCGGCCTCGGCCACGGCGGCGGCGGCCTCGGCCACGGCGGCGGACGGGAGTGCGGTGGCGGCGGCGGCCTCGGCCACGGCGGCGGACGGGAGTGCGGTGGCGGCGGACGGGAGTGCGGTGGCGGCGGCGGCCTCGGCCGTGGAGGCGGCGGCGGCGGTCAACGGCGTCAAGGTATCGTCCGACGACACCACACCGGGCTACCTAGAGGGCAAGATTGTCGCTGGCGCCGGTCTGACGGCGACGACGCAGAACGGCGGTGGCAACGAAACCCGGACCATTGAGGTCGACCGCTCAACCGGGCTTTCTTATGCTGAGCTGGCGCTCGGCACGCTCACCGCAACCCCGGCCGTGATTACCGCCGCGACCGAGAGTTACGTGAGCGCCACGCTCGGCGCCGATATCACCCAGGCGGTGGCGGGCGGGCCGCTGATCCTGGTCGGCGGGAGCTACCGCCAGTCCGGCTACGGCAAGGTGCTGGCTGTCACCCAGGAC